TGTTGGGTGGTGGAAGAATAGATCATTGTATGCGGCCTGTGCTACAATAGGATCACCACCGCCATCCCAATAGATGGCAGGGCGAATCACCTTGATCACCGTATGGATCTCAGGAGGTACATGATACTCCTGCTTACCTGCCTGTACAGGAAGACAGAAGTATCCTTGGATGTGGTTGTTCGGGCCTATCTGTTGGTATGTGCGACGAGCCCTATTGAACGCTGTACGGAGATCTCTTTCCGATAGCTCTACGTCCACCATCGAATCGCCTAGCAGTGTGTAGATCTCATCGAAAAACTCCTCTTCTGTCATCTTAATCATTTCTCATCTTCTCCTGTGAATTCGTAAAGAGGATCATCAAGGAAACTCTTCTGATTGTCTCTTCTATAGTCTACTGGTTCCAATGGAGCCAAGTAGTCACTATCAATCTCTGATTCATCCAGCCCTTCATGAGGAACATCTTGTTCTTGTTTGTCGTCCGCCGCATCCATTACACGATCAAAGAGAGTGTCATTGGATCTGTTCATCTCCACCTCTCGTGTCTTGCGTGAATCATTCATTGGGACGATTGTCACCATCACATAGAACTTCTCATATGAAGGGCCATCATCAACATCTGTCACTTCGAACACGGCAGGATCACAGTCCTTTGCAAGGAATGGAACCTCCAGTGCATCCCCAACTGTAATCTCTCTGCCCAGACAATAGAAGTCATTGATATGAACCCTGATCCTTAGCTCTTCTCCTAGGGGGTTGATGATACCGAACTGGCTGAAGTCCATCTTGCCTTCTGGCATTGGTTCCATACCAATGTGAATGGGAACGGAGTTCTTGTCATATGCCCTATCAGGAACCTCAAAGAATGTCAGGTTCTGAATGTCATCGATACTCGGCTCTACACTGGCTCTACTTCCAAGATAACGATAGACATTTGCTATCTTGAACGTCATCTGGAATGTTTGATACGAAATAGCTCGCTGCATCTGGCGAGTCTTTGGGCCATACACACCCACCATGTTCTTCTGTCTCACTCTCGCCATTAGAATATCCTCTTACTTTTATCTTTGCGCTTGGCCACCCTGTTGCGTGCTCCTCTCATCCGGCGACGGTATCTCTCAACCTGTCGCTCCACTCTTCTACGTGGGTCTTCTCTCCACTTCTGGATAGGAAGGATGTCTAGGTCTTCTCGCTTATCATAGCCAATGTACACAGACCTTTGTTCTTTCTTTCCGAGCATTCCAGACCTAGATGGATCTGAGAACCCGATATAGTCGAGGGATTGTAGGATGTGTTTCCAGATGAGTCGGAAGTTGGATGCCGAGATAGACAGGGCCATGATCTTTGTCACTTCCCATAGTCTCTCAAAGTCATATCTCACTCTAGAATCCATGCCCACTTGTGCAATGATCTCATCCAAGATCTCTTCTTCCACCCAATCCTTCTCTCTGAGAATGTCCATGTCATTGAAGAAGTCGTCCTTCTTATACCGACGAACGTCATGCATCCAGCGTCCACGGTTCTTGTCGATTCTGTATACATAGGCATAGAAGTCTGAGCTTCTTACTCGCTTCCCTACAACATCCCTCACATCATATGAGATGAAGCATTCAGGAAGCTCATCATGATGTATATCAACATCCCCATCATCTGTGAATGAAATGAATACATCAGGACGACCATAGTAGAGGAGTCTAAGTTCTGAAACATCAAGGTGTGCGCTTTGACCAAATCCCCTGTATGCTTCTTGGATTGTTTGTTCGAAATCCATAGTGTGTCCTTTGCGTTGTCAACTATTTACCAAGGTTAAATAGAACGGAAACGTATCAACACCGGAGAGACAATGTACCCATACAAATACAATCGCCAATTCGAAAGATACCTCTCACAGTTCAAGAGAGTGCTGTCTGGCTTTCAAGTACAGGATGGTGTTCTTCGTGATGGGTCATACAATACACGAAGAGTTAAGGTGGTGTATGGAAGTATGAGCAGAGTAGTGGCCTCTATCTTCAACAAGACAACATTCACCAACCATACCCTTCCTCTCATTGGAATGCATCTCACATCCATCGAAAAGGACACCCAGAACAAGAGAAACTATCACCATGTAGACCATGTTGCCTATACAGACCAGTATGGCGAAAGACAGGCATATAGCAGGCTTACAGGCCCAGCATTCAACCTCATGGTGGATGTTGATATCTATGCCTCGTCACATGATGAGATGTTTGAGATTATGGAGCAGATTCTCCTCATCTTTAACCCTCGTGTCACCATTCAGGTGGACAATCATCTTCTCAATAGTGACTATCTCACAGAGATCATTCTTGAGTCTATCAGTAATGATGTTAACTATCCAACGGGAACAGAGAGACAGGTTGTTCAACAGAGCCTGACATTCAGACTCCCCATCAGACTGTCCTACCCAATGGACATGGATGCTAATGTGATCCAGACCATCATATCAAATATCGTTGTTGATAGCGAGGACGGGGTGGATGTTATTGATGAGCTAGTTATTACAGATGACGGAGAGGCATAATGGCTACGTCCCAAGCAGCAAAAGAGATTAACAGAAACAATAAGAATCAACGTGTCGATCAATTCTATGTATCGTTCCTCAAGCTTCCAGAGAACGTCAGTAACCTTCTTGGCAAGCAAACAAAGATGATCGATAGACCTAATCTCACGTTTGAAACATCGATGACCAATCACAGACACAATCAGTTTCAGGACATGAATCAGGTGAGGTTTGACCCTGTGTCTGTCACTCTATTCGATGATGAGAATGGTCTCACTCGCCAGTATATCTACACTCAGCTATTTCGTCAGTTGAACCGGGGTGCTGATGTGTTTGGTAGGTGGGATGTTCTTGACAGAGACTATCGATTTGATGTGAAGATGGAGATGTTCAACTCAGTGGATGAACTCATTGAGGGGTATGTCCTGAGAGACTGCTTTATCTCATCTATCGACCATACTCAGATGTCAACCGATGACGAGGACACAGAAACGGAGATCACTATCATTCTCACATACAACAACATCGACTTCTTCATTGTCAATGAGTATGTTGAGTTCAAAGGAGGCATTCCTATGGAGGGTGCTGGACAGGCTAGAACATCTAGCTAAAGATCTCGTTCTCTGTAAGAATCATCCATTCCCAACCACGATCCTTGGCATACTTCTCGGCGGCTGTCCACTTCTCCGTATTAGTCACCCATGTTGTCTGTTCTTCAATGATCGTGGTTCTCTTCTTGTTTGATGTAGCTCTAGGAGGCTTACATTGAGCACTGGGCTTCACCTCGCACAGCGCCTTCTTGATATCCCCATTCTTATCTCTGAACTCGATATAGAGATCCACGAGATACCTCGCCTTCCTTCCCTTCACCGATGAGTAGTATGGCACCACAACCGTCTCTACTCCCCATCTCAGCACGTTCTCCTTCTTATCGCACCACTCCCACACGTACCGCTCATAGCTGCTCAGAAAGCGAACCTCGTTCGTCCCATTGATGCACTTGCTTGGATTGATAAGCTTGTACTTACCCTGATGATAGTTCCTAGCCATAATAAAAGCCTCCGCTTTTATTATTTAAGAGGAGGCTTATGTTGGGATTATGAAGGACGGAAGTCTTGGATGATGTGCTTGTCAATGTGCTGTGGGTCTTCAATGACAGCAATCACCTCACTGATACTGGAGCCTTTCCTTCGCTTGGTGAGTAGCTGAGATTCACTACTCCACTGATACAGAAAGTCTCCAAGAACCTTTGTACACCACTGTTCCATCACTAGAGTCTCCTCGCTCATGCAATGTTGCTTGTATAGAATGGCAGATTGGCCATGAAGCTGTCAATCAACCAGTTTCGATCTTCCATATGATAAGAAGGACGCTGTTCTTCTGAATCACTCTTGTACATCTCCATCATTTCAGCAACGGATTTCATCATGTGAACACCAGCGATTGCTTGAAGTGCCTGCTTTCGATAGTATTCACTAGAGTAGCAAGAGTCCTCATGTGGTGTATTGATCATGCCAGTCTCAAGGATATCAAACAGATTCACCTCAAGAGGAACATTGTGGTCACGAACACCAGTGACATACTCACCACAGCTCATGTTACGCTTGGCAATGTCTGCACCAGTGCGACGACAGAAGTTGTCCTTCTCTGAACATACAGACCAAGACATCTTGATACTGTCGTCATCCTTGTAATGATGGATGTGAAGGGTGGCAGATGGGATCGACACACCATTCAGATGGAAATGGAAGTGCTTGTTGTACACATGAATGTTAGGCATATGCTCTCTCCTTTTAATAAAAGGGGGGAGACTCTCATCTCCCCCATAACATCACTTGCGTGCTTTCTGGAGACGCTCACGAAGAGAGGATGCACCAGCAGAGCGAGAGGGTTCTTCCTTCTCTTCTTCCTCTTCATCCTTGGAATCTTCTTCCTCGTCATCGTCATCATCAGAAGACTTCTTGTCTTTCAGGCGATCCTGAATAGACTTCTTCTTACGAGGCGGTTCCTTCTCTTCTTCTTCTTCGTCATCATCTGTGCCATTCTCTTGATTGTACTTAGCAATCGCCTTCTCCAACCAAGCCTCGACTTCAGCCTCGGTGGTTTCTTCTGGGATCACATCAATAGTCTCAAGATCATATGGCTCAACAACGAGATCCTCGTCATCGAAAGCTTCTAACACCTCATCATCCACTTGCTTGGGATGGAAGAAAGAGTTCTTGTAGGTGTTATACTTACCGTTCATGGTGTTCTTGATGACGAAGGGACGAAGACAGATATCATCCTCATCAACGATGCCTTCAAGGACAGATTCACGGATCTTCTCTTCGATGGCCCATGGCAGACGAATGAGCTTCACTTCATTGTTATCGGGGCTCTCACTCACTTCAAAGGGAGCTTCAAGCACCAGACACTGTGCGAGAGTGAACTCACGAGAGAACCACTTCTTGGCCTCTTCCTTGTAGGCTTCATAATCGTTGCCATCTTCCTTGCCTTCATTCAGCAGAGCATAGCCCTGTTGGCATGCAGGACAATCCTGTTGATTTGCCTCATCAGAGCAACGCACACCACCAACACCACGAATACCAAGGTTGGGGCCATGAACCTTCCACTTGCGATACAGCTCACCACTACCAGCACAAGGAACAAACAGGATCTTCATCTTCTCGCCGTCTTTCAGGTCATAGAAGTTGAGATACCGAGTATCCTTCTTGGGCGCTGATTCGTTCTCGATCTTCTTCTTCAGGTTTGTCTTAAGTTTGAGTTTGTTTTTGAGACTCATAGTCTTTGATTCCTCGTTTGATTTGACGTTTTCATAGTTGCCATTACCACCGGCAAGGTCTATTTAAGCACGGTGGTAATGGCATGTCAAGCGATTAGTGGAGTGGCGATACCAGAGTTTTCACGATACCAAGGTCAAAGATGGCGATGTGGTAGTCATTGATACCAAACTTAGCCACCTTGTCCTTGTTTGTGTCACGAGACGCCTTGAGAAGACGCTCGAACGGAACAACCTCCCACATTGCAGCAGACCCTAGATCCACACTTTCTGTGTTCTCAAGAGTGTCACTGAACGCATCATCCTCACCATCACTCACCTTGAGGATGATGTTCTCGTCATCCCCCTTGGAGAATGAGATAGTACGCTCTGCCTTGTTGCCCGTATATGACATGGCCATAATAGCAGAGGACAGGTATTTCACATAGTCATCTTGCATCTCCACACAGTTGGACAGGGAAAGATCACCGGGGATCTTTGCGGGAACAGGAACAGCATCACGCTTATGAGGGTCAGCAAAGCGGAAGCTTGCCTTCTTTCGTCCCTGTTTGATCGTTGCGGCAAGAACAATCTTGCCATTGTCATCAAGGGAGATGGAAGCCTTCTCTTCGTCAAAGAGCTGAATGCGGGACAGAAGCCCCGGAACACTCTGGATGCCCATAGGAAGGTCAACCAGTTTCTCTTCGATAGAATCAAACACCAAGATGTTCTTGTCTTTGTTTGATGCACG